GCGCGGCAACGTAGTCGTATAGCTTTGAGATGCGCTGTTTCATATCACGCACCACAGCCACTCCCCGATCGACATCATCGGTTCCTAGCAGTTCGCGAAACTCCTCGCGGAGCTTGTAAGTCTGATCAGCCTGTCGTCGCGCCGTATCGCGCTCTGCGATGAGTAGGCGGATACGATCATTGGAATCGTTGAGTTCGCGTTCGAGCTGGCGGCTCCAATTCAAAACTTCATCAACTGATGTTGGATCAAACTCCAATTCGGCGTCTGTCCTCGGTGTATCGCTGACCAATTTGTTGACGTCACCAATATGGTTCACGGCTTATCCTCCTTGGCTTTGCGCCACGCTGATGCGGATGGTGATGTTTTACGGTCCATCCTAGATTGCCATCGCAACAAGTCAGCCATCTTGTCTCCAGCCTCCTCCAGCCGCTTGATGCGCTCATTGGCCGCGTTGAGTTCGCGTTCGAGTTCTGCTGAAAATGCTCCCCAAGCGTGAAGAGGATCGTCACAGCCACTGTCATAGCATTTGAAAGATTCCGTCCTCGGTGTATCGCTGATCATTTTCGTGACGTCAGGAATATGATCGCTCATTTGGCCTCCCTCGCTTTGAGCATCGCGTCGGCGATAATGTAGCATTCCTTTGCAACCGCATTTTCCCTGATATTGGCCCCATACATACCGCGTGAAGACAACGCCGCCGCTGCGAAGTAGTCGCGCAGGGTCATGCCCATGAGTCGATAGTGTTCGTTGGGGTCCATGGTCGGAAACGCCGGTCCTCCGTCGTTGATTGGTTGATTGCTCATTTTGCCTCCTTCTTCTTTCGGTTCCAGTAAGTGATCTGATACGCTTTGACCTTCTTCGCAGCGCGGTATGCCTCGCCGGCTTCCTTGCGGGTAAGCTGGTACACGCCGGTGCCCTGCTGATCGATCTTCTTGGCCAGCTCGCTCATCGGCCACCTCCCTGGGCGTAGTGGAGGATCAGCAGCGCGTCCGCGTTGCCGAGCGTCACATCGAGGTGCGGGTACAGCTCCTGGGCCTTGCTCTTGAGCTTGCGCTTCCATTCAGGGCCGGTGGCGCAGGCCTTTCGACCTCCGAGGCCGAGTGGTTCCTGCCACACCTTGGGTTCCACGCGGTGCAGCGCGTAGCCGGTGGCGTAGGCCAGACCTTGGATGATGCCGTAGTTCTCGTGGAGCGTGGCGACCGCGGAGGCCGGGGTCAGCTTGGACACGAACTTGGGCACCTTCTCGATCCACAGGTGGCTATCTGCCAACTTGAACCCGGTGAGGAGTTGCGCCATGTCGGGGAGTGACTCGGGCATTGGGAACAGGAGGATGCCGTCCTTGGTCTGGACCGCGAACCCGCCGTTCACGCCGGGGTCACATGAGATTACGATTCGATTGCTCATTGGTTTTTGTGTTCTGGGACTTGATGGTGAGAGTGTGGCCTACGTAGATGCCTGCGATCACGCAGAGGGGCATCAGCGCCGCCATGGAGATGATGGTCAGTGCGGTGCTCATGCGAAGTGGCACCCGAGTTCTTTGTAGCACTTGATGCGCTTCTTCGAGTGCGCGATCGCCATGGGATGGAAGTTGTCCATGAAGTCGTATATCATGGCGTGATACTTTCCTGGAGCGATACGCAGCGCACGGCTTGCCCGCTGGATGGTCTTCTGGGCGCTCCGACCACCGGACACCATGATCAGGTTCTCGACGTTCGGGAGATCCAGTCCCTCATCGGCCAGAGAGGTGGCGATCATCTTCGTGATCCTTCCAGCCTTGAAGTCATCCATGGCCTGCTTGCGAAGCGACTTCTTCATCTTGGAATGGACGAGCACGGACCCCTCTATCGCACGAGCGTATTCCTCGCCGAGTGTCACCCTGGGAACGAGCACCAGAGTGGGACCGAGCGAGCAGTTGGCGAACATGATCGCCATCGCGTTGCGAGCCATGTTCTCGCAGATACCGATCTCGGTGATCGCTTCCCAAGCGCACATGGCACGGAGTTCTTCGTGGCGGATCCTCATGTACCGCTTGCGCTCGTTGAATAGCTTCTCGATGCGATCATTGATGCGGTCGCTCAGGAGGATGTCGGATGCGCTGGACATGTGAACGATTGCGTGGGCCAAAACTCCTTGGAGTTCCTCGCGCTTGATCTCGAACTGATTGCCGCGGAACAGCTTTCGGAGTTCTTCGTTTCGCTCGCGATCATCGCACCAAGGGGTTGCGTCGAAACCGTAGCGCAGTCCTTTGCACTCGTCTATAATTTTCTGCCAAATTCTTGCTGGACCATGTTTTGCCTCATCCACGATGATCAGCTTCTTGGCGCTGAAATCGACTGATTCGTGGGGGCAACGCACATCGACGCGATCAACATCCACACCCACGGCGGCGAGAGAAGCGTATGCCTGCTGGCAGGTCTCACGGGTCGGAGCCAGCCATCCGAAGGTCCAGAGAGGATCCTGTGCGTAGTGCTTGATGATCGAGGAAGCGATGAGGGTCTTGCCGCTTCCCGCGGGTGCGATGATGAGTCCATCAGCGCCAGACTTGGCCCATTCGACCGCTCGTTGTTGGTAGGGACGAAGCAGAAATGCTTGCGTCGAAATCGTTTCGGGATGATCTTGGGTCTGCATAGCGTGTCGTTGCGCTTTGTTGTTTTGGACTCATGTCACCCCCCGGAGGCTGCAAACTCCGGGGGGCTTTTGTTTGGTGGTTAGATGGTGTCGTTATCCGATGGAACCTTCTTCATGCGACGTACGCGCAGGGTGGTTTGCTCCTGGCCGTTCTTGTCGGTGTACTTCTCCTCTTCGAGGACGACGATCATAGAGAGTCCAACGAAGCCTTGGAGGAACCGTGTGAATGCTCCTCCGACGCTAAAATCGAACTCGGCACCGTCATCGATGTTGGCCTCAGTCGCGCTGATCAACGCCTGGAGACGCCACATCTGGGTATCCTTGAGTATGAACCGGTCGCTGATGACCTCACCGGACGGACCCTTGTAGCGCAGGGTGGCGACGCTGTTACCGCTCTTGTCGAGACCCTCGTCCTTGGCGGACTGGATGACGATGGTGTATTCGCCTGGGCCGGCGAACGGCTTAACTTCGGCTTGGGAACGATCGACTTTGAATTTCATGTGTTAGGATGTGTGTTGTTGCTGTTGTTGTTATTCGGACTGACGAGCCGCCCACGCGGGCAGCGAGAGTGATTGGATATGGGACGAGTAGCAGGGCCACGAGTTGAGTTGCTCGCACTCGACGTAGGTCCTGAGCTGCTCCTCGATGATGATGTGACCGAGGCTGATGGCCTGCTCATCGAGTTCGTAGCAGGCCACGCCATAGGGTGCTTCCTTCTCGACTGCGATGAATATGAAGCGGTTCACCCCGGTGATGCGCTGGTACCACGCGGCCTGCACGTGATATCGGAACTGGGCGCATGACTTCCCGAAGGCCACTGGCGATGCGTCCTGGGTGGTCTTTACGTCGATGATGTAGTCCTTGGCGAGACCGTCGATGCGAGCCTTGACCTTCACGCCATTCCACGAGTCGAAGCACGAGACCTCGGTCTGGATTTTTTCGACAAGCAGAGCGGCGGCAGGGTGAGCGTGAACCGCGGCGGCGGCTCCGGTGATATTGTCCCACTGCTCTTGGTTGAGCGGGGTCATGCCAGATGCGATAACCGCCTCGTAGGCTGCTTTGCCATCCTTGTTGCGCCGATCGCCGGTGAACAACGTGTAGGACTTGGCGAACAGCTCAGGCTCAAGGATTGCCATGTGAACCGCGGTCCCGAACTCCAGCGCAGGGGACGACTCGTTCTTGGTCGTTCCATCCTGCCAAGCGCGGAAGTGAGCGGGCGACTTGCGGAACTGATCGAGCCCGGACTTCGAGAGCGCCTTGGTGCCGTGGTAGATCGCCGCCGGCATGTTGCAGATGATTTCTCCGCTCACGGCTGCACCTCCGCGTTCACGATCTCGGGAGTCACGATGACGGGCAGCTTGCTCAGGATGAGGTCAGGCTTGCTGATGTACTTGCTGGCGAAGGTGTCATCCAGATCGCGGAAGGTCTGGCCTTCCTTGATTCGACCGGCCTTGAGCAGCAGCGCGTTCACATCTTCCTCGCGTGACTCAAAGAGTTCTTCGAGCTTAGCCACGAGGTCGAAGGCTTTGG